GCGGGCGACACTTGGCGAGGGTGCTTTTGCACTAGGGTTGCGAGGTGCAATCCCAAGCTCATTAGCGGCCATTTGTGTCAGCTTGAATGGCATCGAGGGGTCTTTTACGAGGGGATTCCCTGTATCGACCATAACGTCGAAGATTTCATTCATCTTCTTAACAAGGGCTGAATCGGCCTTGCCCGCATCGGGATAAAACTCCACGGCACGAGCTTTCGCTTCTTCGATTCCCTTGGCACGTTGCGTCTGCTGAACATTTTCACGCTCCACGGCCATCTTTTCAGATTTCCGAAGCTCTCTGTTCAGTTTCAGCATCTCGACTTCAAGTTCGGCAACCTTGTCGAATTCAAGATTCTTAAAAGCGGCGGCTTTCGCCTGTGCTACTTCTTCAATCTTGTTTTCGATGTCGGCGGGAGCTACGAACTGCTCCTCTTGTGCCTTGGCTGGTTCAGCCTCTCCTTTGACCATGGCCATAGCCTGTTCAAGGGTGAGGTCTGGATTCCTAGCCCGAATCTTGAGAGCTTTGCGTTCATTCTCCGACCAGCTTCCGATCCGCACCCTTTCGGGGAGTTCGGCTTCTGCTTCTGGAGTCTCGTCTTCGGCCTTGGGTTCGACTGGAGCTTCCTCGACCGCAGGGGCTTGTTCAGCCGTAGGCTCTTCCTTGGGAGCCTCTGGAGTCGGGGCGGGTTCCGCCGATTCTTTTAAGCCTTGAACGAGTTCGTGATAAGCACGCTCATCAAGTGTCGCCACGTTAGATTCCGTCCGTGCAGTAACTTGTGGTTCTGCACCCGTTGTTTGAGGGGTTATCTCGGCTTGCGCCAGAGTGTTATTTTCGCTCATGACATAAGCCAAAAGATCCATAGCAAGAACGGAAGAGATTTGTTAGTGGATGCGACGCATAGTGATAGGCGAGGTTGCTCGATGGGATCGAGGGAGGATTAGTTGAGCATGAGCAATATGAAATCCCTTGGCCCGCTAGGGGTTAGTCCAGCGTCTGGGTATGGGTATGTTTCTGGGTCGAATGCCGCAAGGTTTTTTGGTGAGGGGACTATCACCCCCAAGTTCTTTGCTTGGCACGCATTTTTCCAGATCCGACCAGGAAAGTTTACTGGTAGCGTTATGTCAAAATATTATGTCGGCCCTAAAGGCTCATTTATTTACGGATCTACAGTTGAAGTTCAAGGCCTTGACGAAGCGCTAACTCCAGCAGGGACAAAGACTTATGTATATATTGAGTGCGGTGTAACAGATGCGGCGATAACTACCGCTGAAATCAAGGGGTACTCAACTCAAAAGCCCTTGTTTGAGCCAGAGGCCGAACTTGCGGAGCAGACGAAGGTACGTCACTTCCTTGGCGTTGTTGTAAAGCAGAGGCCGTTTCCAAAATTTGGGCATAATTTAACCTACCCAGTAATTCAAAGCTCATTTTCTGTCCCAATCGCCGTCCCTGCGTGTATCAATGGATATCGTGGGGTTCTGATTACAACTTCATGAAGGGCAGACGCACTTCCTTCCAGCGTTTTGGGAGTATGGTCGGAGTTCAAGGGTCATCTCTTAACAAGTGGCCGAGGGGTTATGAAGTCCGTAGGGACATGGACACACCCATATCCAGCTCTCCTCCAACAGATCAGTCTGATGGCAAAGGCATTTATAACCTAACGCTAAAAAATAACGACAAGCTTGAATACACGCCGTCAGAGGCCGACATGGGTGAAGAGGTGTATGGATGTATCACATCTGGATACACGAAAAACCAGAAAGCTCCTCAAATCGAGTACAATACAGATATCGCTATAGCTAACAGGCGAGAGAGAGAAGATTACGAAGCCGAGAAATATCACTTCTCTAGCTCTGGGCGCATTTGGGCAGTTGGAGAGAACCGAGAGGTTGGAAGTGTAGATAGTTCCTGTATCCCTACAGAAAATGTCCCGCTAGTAGCTAATTCCAAGTTCAAGATGAAGTTTTGGGATGAAGCAACAAGCAAAATGATAGAAATCCCGAAGGGTGCTGGATTCACTTCTGGAAGTTTGGTTAGGCCGATCGCTTTCAGCGATAAGGCTGACAAAATACCGAATGGTGCTGGAGTGGGTGATATGCGTGCCCACACGATTGAGGGCGTACCAATCAAGATTGCTCATGCAATCCTAAATCGTTGCAAGGAGGTCTCCCTAACTGGTTCTGTTGATTACACCATAGAAAGAAACAGCAAGGAGTGTGAGGGTCCAACAACAAGCACTTATAGTTGGACTTCCGAGAGTGGCCCTAATGGATGTCCACCAGGAACGTGCGAGGACACAAGTGGAAGCATCACGCTTACGTGTGTCTCTGAGAAGCAAACTACAAAGGTTGGCCTTACTGGCTCGATTGACATGACTGCCTATAGGTACAAGCAACTATCTGATGTTTGGGAAGACCCAACGTCGCTAGATTTATCCCTAAATTACTTTTATGGAAGCGTGGAAGATGGTGCTTCGTTAAGGAAAGTCTCACTTTCGAGTTGCGAGCCAGAAACAGACAGCGTCCAAACGCCAATTCCTCCACCGACGCTTGAATATATCACTGATTACGACAAGCAGACAAAGTTAAGCTCTGGATGTCTGGTCTACCCGCACTCTAACAACACCATCCTTTGCGCCACGCTAGAGGACAACCTAAAGACAACTGACTTTACTGCGGATAACTGCATTCCAAGTACGGCAAAGACAACTTACGACCTAATCACAACGCCATACTCATTTTATGTCTACGCAAATTATTTTTATGACATAGATAATTTTTTCCCAGACGGAGTTCCTCGTGGCCTCCCGCAGATATGCCCACAGCTTATTGCTGGCCCAAGCCTTGAAGCTTTTTTTCAAGGTGATGGCTGGGATTTTAGCGGGATTGGAATTGAGGGGCCAGAGCCTTGGTATACTGATAACGACTGCGGAGATAAGGCTCAAAACTATAAGAACTACAAAATGGATTGGAAAGGTACTGGCCTCAAGAAGGTCATTCTATCTGGAGCGTGCGGAAATGGCTTTGCTGGTATGGGTAAATATGACAGGGAGGGTTCTAGCGGTTGCAAATGCGACTCGGGTTGCGAGGCGTGTACAAACAAATACGGAGACTTAAAGTTCAGCTGTGAATGCCAGCCCCTGTGCAATGATCCAGATTATAGCGGTGGTTTTGATGAAAACCCATGCAATGGCGAGCGCAAGGACAAGTGTGATGGTAATTTCAGGGCTAGGATTGCAATCGGAAAATATGTCGGAGTCGAAAATTACCCAGAGTACAAACTTTACAATGTTGCGCCAGTTCCGCTTTCAACAAAGGCAACAACAAAGACAGAAGATCTGACTCTGTGGTGGTTTGCTGCTTTTACGGATATACTTGAGTACGCTTGGTATCTCGAAACTGGATTGCTATCCGTTCCAGTTTTTCTTAACGCTGAAAGCATTAAGATGCCCTCTGACAATTCTCTAACAAGATATGAGAAAAAAACTGTAGGGAATCTGACAGTCAAATGTGATGACTGGTCAACCACAATACCGCTGTTGGGCATTTTTGCTATATCCAAAGAGACGGAGTGCATAGGCTCTAGCAACTCTGACGGGTACAACGTAATCGTTGGATCCGAAGCGGGCACACCACGGCAATATTGTGTTGGGTGTGACGGGGCGGATTTACAGAGATGCTGTTCGCCAAGCGGATGTAGCGGATCAGAGGGGCAGGGTGATTGTTGCGTGTCAACTTATTGCGGGATTGATGACCCATGCGGTTATGCTTACAGGTCATCAAAGTATGGGCATGAGTGCGACCAAAACAAAAATGCTGGGGATTGCTCTGGTTCGTGTGAATCCTCGAATGGAGAGGACTGCGGGTGTTGTGGGTGTAGTTTTGAAGCAGACAACTACTGCGAATCAATATGTCCGCCGATGACAACTTGCAAACCTTACGTTGTAACCCAGCCATTCAAAGCATTGGGTTGCTACGGCGACGCCCACGAAGAAGACAAACACGAAGCATCAGTAAACCTCACGCTTGAATTCAAACTTTTCACAGAAATGGAGTAATATGAACAAATCAGAACTGGTATGGAACGAAACTGGAATTGTTATGACCCAAGGCCTTATGTGCCTAGAGGTTGACAGGCGAGTTTTTAAGCTAGATCCAAACTCCCCAGACCAACTGATGCTTGAGCTTGGCCGTACAAAGACCCTCCAGTACGAAAGTTCTAGTAGAACCGCCTATCTCTTTGAGGCTCCGATGAAGGAAGACGTGCCTCACTTAAGGCCTTTTGTGAAAAGGGGGATGATCGGTAGGTGCTATGAATCAAATGCTTTAACCCATCAGACCATCACAAGCGATTGGGTTTGCTCTGTGGATGGCGATATTCTCCCATCTCCTCGGCCTGTCCTTGAGTTGTTTTATAAGGCTCCGTCTCTTGTCCAACAGGCCATGTCGTTTGGATCTGCCATAAAAAAGGCTACTTCCGATGGGACTTTAGCGACTAAAGTAAGGCCAGAGACGTTCGCCTTCCGTAAGGAAATCTGTTTTGGGTGCGAGTACTACGATCCCTCAGCCTTCTTGGGTACTGGAAGGTGCAGGGTGTGTGGGTGTGGGGTTGGAAAACTGCACATGCCGTCCCAGAGCTGTCCTAAAGGTAAATGGGGTAAAGAAGAATGATCGTTGTGATGCAGATCTGGGACGGAGACAAGGACGACTCCGTAATGACGGCAAAGGCTGTCAAAGAGGAGTACCCCGACTGCCAGCTTGGGATCCTAGCTAATAACTGCGTCCATCCAGAAGAGCTGGAGGGCTATGCTGACTTAATCCATACGACAACCGAGGATGTCTACCATGATCGAGCAGGGGGTTTAGCTATCCACGAGCTACTCGTTTTAGGTCTTCGCTTGTCTGGGAAGGTGATCGTTAAGATAGATCCAAACACGGACATATCTTTTCAAGAAGGCCTCGAGGAGGAGCTAATCAGGAGCGGGGTGTTCGGTCAGCTTAATATGATCGAAAGAGACCAGTTGCTCGTTTCAGCCAGTATATTTGCAGTCTCCAGAATCACAGCACGAGAGCTTGTGGATTCCTGTATTCTTCTTGATACGGCCATTCAGAATCCTTCAAAAGGCAACCAAGCAATGCTTCGTAGGTACTTTAACCCAAAGAAGGGGTTGTCCTCGCACGACTGGCCGATTGCCTATGCCTCATCTGCTTTGGGCATCCCGCACCACTATTCTGGTAAGCTATTGAAGGCCTTTCATCACAACCCAAGAGAGCGGGTATCGACAATGATGTTCAAGAAGACTTCCGAGGAGACTTCTAGCGGAATCGTGATTCCTCCAAGTGCCACAGATTTGCGTTCCGAGATCCTTGCCGAGTCCCCAGAACATATTGGGCTTAACAAGGCCATTGAGTTTCTATCAATGATTTGGGGTAGCGAAGGGGTTTCCATATCCATGAAGCGTGACCCCGATGCTCGGATGTATATTGGAGATAAGATGGATTCTGATGGGGTTCTTCATCATTCCGCACCCACATTCAACGACATAGCAGAAGCCAAGAAGGTGCTTAAAGAAGGTGTGTTTTCTTTCAAGGTAATGAATGCCAAACCAGACAACGGAGCAGGGGTTTCGATGCTTGTCTTGGACATTGACCGCCCAGTCCCAGAAGACTGCCAAGCCTCGGTCATCTCAACCTCTCATACCCACTCCCAGATCTTCATGCTGATGGATCAAAACATCACGCAGGAACAAGCCCTAGAGCTTATCAAAGAAGCCGACTTCGCCGACAAGAGCGGAAGTAAGGCCACAACCTTGCTGGTGGGAGTCCGAGTACCAGGATCTGCGTCTTACGAGGAGGTTTGCCTACACAATACAACTGAAGACAGATGCACCGCCCATAAGGTTTTGGCTGACGAAAAGGTTCGGCTGGTCAAGCTCGTGGATAAATTCTTTACTTACGACGAGGCTCTGGCCGTGATTCGTGGCCTTGCAGAATCCTATAAAGTGCGGCCTCCTGTGACGGAACCAGAGCCAGTACTTCCTTAACTGCCATATAGGCCGAGTGCCTGTTTTGACGTTCTTCTGGGGTAATTCCCGCCTCTAAAACTGCCTCTTTAAGGCCTTCCAGATGCCTTGAAAGGGTCGGTAGGTACCACTCGTTGTACCCAGAATTGTCTTTTAACCGCTCTATGAGTGCCAGTTGGCTGGCTGGATCGCTCATGCGGGTGTGGGATTACCGCCAGCTAGGCCAGCATCAACAGGGACACTTTTCGTTCCACCAACGCTAGGAGCGGGTGAGCTAGGGGATCCAGCTTGGCCGAATACTCGTCCGTCTGGAGTGATTCCATTCTGGGTGGGAGGCGGGGCAAAGGGCTGAATGATCGACTCTGCATCCACAATCCCGAGGGCTTTGAGGCTCTGGTTGTAGAACAGGGCGACCTTCTGCTGAACTTCTGGGGGCAATCCATAGAACTGGGTGACAAGACCCGCCGCTTGAGCGTTGCTCTGGAGCTGTTGCTCTCCGTGGTAGCGGGTCAGAAGGAGTCGGATATTGATGTTAATATCGGCAATTTCTTCTGGGGTGATTGTCACAAGCTGGACTGCATCGCCTTCCAAGTAGTTGAACATTTCTTTTTTGTTCATGTTGTCCAACAGGATCAAGACCAGCCGATTGACCACTTGGGACAGGGCTGGCTCCAAGGACATCAAGTACTGCGAGAACATTTCGTTGCCAGCTTGGTCGATGCTTCGGATGCCAGTAGCCAGCTTGCTCGATGGCAATCCAGAGAACTCTTGGTCGCCACCAGTCATCACGCCCGACTCAAGTTGAACGAGCTGGGTGAAGTATTGAAGCATGAAATTGAGATCCTTTTCCTTGGACTCTGGGAGAGCCACATAGGTCAAAGCATCGGCGGCCGCAAAACCTGGGCGGAGGGTATAAGTGCCTCCCGAATTGAGAATGAGATTTGGATTTGCAGACCCTTCAAAGGTCGCATCTGGACGCCAGAATGTGACTCGCCCGCTTGAGCTTTGGCTGAAATTGAGGCGGTTAATGGTCAGATCCATGAAGTCTTGCGAGGTCTTGAACTGCTCCACTCCACCCATTCCGTACCAGCGTCCGTCCACAGGGTTCACTCGGACTACTGTGAAAGGTCTACGGCCATCGGAGGTCACATTTGCCACATACTCGTAGAAGATTGCCCGCTGATTGCGAACATCCAGCAGAAGCATGATTTCTTCGGTGATTCCGTCTCCGTTTGCATCGTACCGCAGATAGCATTCTGCAATTTCCATCGTCGGGTTGTTGAAGGTATTGTTTGGCTCGTAAGCCTCGCCACGCTCCGTTCTGGCCTGTTTAGCACCAGTCTTGGGGATCCCAGACTCGGTTGCAGACAGGCGGATCTGGTCAATCGCCGCTTGGATTCGGAGCATCTCCTCTTCGGGTGTCTCTTCGCTTTTCGACCCTTTCTTGTTGTAGAGGTCGGCCAGCTCCATAACAGGAGCGTCATAAAGGTGAGCCACAAAGTCGGCATCATCCACAGAGGTTGCATTGAGTGGGCAAATAAAGTCTTGGTAGTAGACAGGCTCGGCAGTTGGGCCTTCTGAAATGATTGCCCTTCGGCTGATCGTTTGCTCGATGAACACAGGAACAGGGGGCTGGATCGTGGCCATATCCCGCCTCAAAAGCATAATAGGTTCGCCGATCTCGTTCTGGGCTGGGACAAAGCTGTCCTTATCGGTAATGAAATCTCCGTCCGTTGCGAGGATTGGCTGGCCGTTTAGATCCACCAGAACCTTGGCATTCCGCTGATAGACTTGCTCTTTTTTAACGTGGGTCGTCTTGACCACGCATTCGCCACGGACAAAGGCCAGTTGCAAGGCCATCGCCATGGCATCTTTCACCCCAAGCCTGTTGAACTTGTAGCGAGCATATCGCTCAACCTTGTCTGCGATGTCCCGATCGGCCGCTCCTTCGGGCAGGGCAGAGAACCAAGGATCTGTGCCAAGGAAGTATTTCTGTGCCTTTGCGATCATTTGCCGAACGATACGGCGGGTGACAGGCACGATAAGATT